GCCTCGCTTTTCGATTTATCAGACCAGCCCAATTCGTCGTGAAGCTTCTTACCTTCCGCCTGAATTATTAGTTGGTGCGACTTACTAGCCGCTTCTTTAATCGCGTCGAACTTCGCTTGTCTGTCTGCAATCAGCTCTTTTGTTTTCTGATATTCAACATAGTCCTCTTCGCGTAAAGACTTTAAATCGATACCATCAAGATCACCCATGATCGCTTTTTTAAACTCGGCCTCGCCAGCTTGCAACGACTGGCGAATTGAATTTAACTCAGCTTTAATAGCCTCGACCGATTTGCGCTCATCAGCCAGGGCCATTGTTTTTTTAGAGTAGTCTTGCTCGCGCAGAGTGCCGCGCTTCCACTCTTTGATCTGGTCGGCGGTCACAGTCTCACCATCAATTACGATGGCATCCTGCTCGCCTACTTCGTCTTGAGCTTCGTCGCTCTCTGCGCTGTCGCTATCATCCAATAATTCAGCATCGGGTTCCGATTCTTGCTCTACTGACTCTTCGGGTGCCGCTTGCGCGGTCGGTTCATCGTCGAGAAATCCCATGCCTAAACTCATGCTATTGCCTCAAAAAATTGTGTGCGCTATTATCATTTTGCAATTGATCTCGCTCATCTAATAGCTTTAGACTATCAGCCGCCATGTTACCACTATCGACAAGGGCTTGCAATTCTCTCTCGATTGATATAACGCCCTGGACTGATCGCCAAAGCTCGGCCCTTCGCTTGTCGTCATCTGCGCCAGACATCATGAACATTTCACACGCATGGTTCTTTTTGCTGGCAAATAACCCGCGCAACAATTCGTCGTTCAATAATCGCGCAGCATTCATGCCGACCGAAACGGCCAGCGCCAGTGTCTCTCTATCGCTCATTTTTGATTCCGCCTGCTAGGTTTTTATCGTGCTCAAGTTCAAGCCCTGCAATTTTCACAGCGTTATCTGCCCGATGCAGGCGCTCCTTCTGCTCTGTTGTGATATCGAATTGGCGCGCATCCTCCTGCAATTTCGCGGCATCCAGCGCTTGCTTGTTCTGGTCTTTCAGCATCGACACCTGGGCTTTTAGCTCTTCGATTTGCTTAAATGCCTGATTTGTTTGCAGCTCCTGAGCCTGGGCCTGCATTTGAGATATCAATGCTTTCATCTGCTCATTCTGCGCCCTGATTGTTTGATCGGGCTGAGACGGGTCGTTATAGAACGCCTCGGGGTCGTGAACATTCATTGCCTTTAGCAGCCTGCTGAGCGTGCTAAACATTTTCGCGTCGTCAACGAGCATCGAGCCCTGGGCCCTTAGCTGTGATTGCGTGTTGTAAATCGCCCCAAGGTTTTCGATTAGCTCAGACGTATCAGCAGCCGCCAAACCTACTGTTGTGTTTAGCTCGCAGTCATACGCCCAATCTGAAGGGCTGTATGCTATTTGCTCGCCCAATACGGTCTCTTCGATAGCGTCAGACTGGTAGTGCTTCACCATCCACTCAAACCCGCGATAAACCTTTCTCCAGCCGGTCTCAGCATAAATGCGCATGACGGCCTCAAGCTTGCCAGCGCCCTCCGCCTGCACACCTGAAAACCTGGTTGCCGTCTCGTTGTATATCGCGTCTTTATTGAGCCCCTGGCTTGCCATTAGGGCGCCAGTGGTCTGTGCCCGGGTAAAGTCTAGGTACTGGATCAGCGTCAATGCGGATTGGCTAATATCAACGGCAGGCAGCGGCATGATAGAAAACGACGGATCGCCCTTGACTCTCACCACCCCATTGGGCCTGCGGTTTTGAATGTCATCGATATTGACCGCGCCTGCATCTTTGTCGATGTTGATCGCGGTCATCGGCTTAATGACGGACGCCATGTTTGTGAGAATGCCGCGCTGAATGAAAGTTTTCTTGTCTTGAGTGCTTCTGGTGATCCCAGCCCGACTCATGCCGATCACCTGACCTGGCAGCGGATACGAGGACAGGACCGCATAGTTAACGTGGTCAAACGGCTCATCGCTCAGGATTTCATTACCAGCGTAAATAACACGGCGCCGGTCAAGATGACCGGATTTTGATGCTGCCATTACGCACGCGAAAACAACCTCGACTTGATCGAGATACCACTCGGGCTCTGACTCGGTATCGTATCCACCCCCAATGGCGCCCTGCATTGCATCATCTATGCGCGTGCTGCTAGATAGCGATGACGTCTGGCTATTGAACCCTGACGTCACATAGGCTGGCAGCGTTTTGACGATACTGGGCGAAATGCCCATTTCGATTAACTCTCCTTTGCGCAGCGTGTCAACATGACCGACGAATGAGCAATCATCCAGCGCTGGGCCGCCGCGACTGATCAGGAACTTGTCGGGCTGTATATACTCCGCCACATATTCGGTAGTTTTGCGCCAAATCTCAAATTGTGCGTCGATTGTGCCATCATCATAATCGCTCTCGGTGACCTCTACCCTGGTGACGTCAGCAGATTCATCGAGTGCAGCGGCGATTGCCTCAAGCTCTATGCGTGAAATACCGTTGTACACTCGGACCGTGCGCTTCTCGGTCTTTTTGGGGTAATAAGTCACTGCCGAGTAATTGAATATTCCAGCCCCTTTGAGCCAGTCATACCAAAGTTTGAACGACCACTCTTGGCGCAGGATCAGCCGATTGATCAACTTGGTCTTTTGCTCAGCCTCCAACACCTCAGCCTTGTTCGATGGATTGCCTGGCGCGAATTCCATGATATCCCCGCCACCTAGGAATGTGCGCACCATTGATGGCATGTCTGATTCCACAACATCAAAACAGTCTGAGCTTACTGCCCTGGACTCATTGGGCCGCTCATCGCCGCGTGGACTCTGCAAATAATAATCGAGGCTCTTAATGTTGTCTTCAGTGAGCTGATCAGTGTAGTTTTTCGCAGCGTTGTACATCTGCACAAAAGTTTGCTTGTCGATCACGCGATATACTCCGGCTGGTATTGAATGTCATCGCCCCAATTGATTGACATCACGGGGGTCTCAAAGAATGCCATCATAACAGAATCGCCCATATTTGGCGACGGGATGACTAGACGCGAGCCCGTGGCTGTGCTAATGCCTCTGCGCATTTCGTCTTTTGAGTACAGCGCAACCATTCCCGATGCTGGCTTAAGAGGGAGGCGGCTCAGCTCTGCCCGCAGCTTATCTTTACTCTTCATCCCGGCAGACGAGAACGAAATCAGCTCATCAACATTGATCGCCGGGGCAATTCCGCGCCTAGATTTCTGCACGGCTTCGTGAGTGAGGCGCATAGCCCTGGCTAATTGAACATAGCCCTGAGCCCGCTTGTTTCTCAGTACCTGTTTGTTCGTTGGGTTACCCTTTATGCTGTGGTGCTCACTATCAAAGAACTTGGCGTCAGGCCGTTCGGGCGATTCAGACCCCTTGAACATTAGTGGGGTAATTTTCCCAGCCGACAGCCCTTTGGCGACGTTGTCACGCAGCGTTGCCCCCAGGCCGTCGCAATCCCATCGAAAAAAATCAGCTAGGTTGTTTCTCGCCAGCCCACACGCCTCATCTGCCGCTCTGTTGCCGTTTGCTGCATCGATCTCGCCGACCTGAGTAAACACGCGACCATGGCGAACAGCATACCCATGGGCATCACCGCCTGTATCTGCGGGGTCAAATCCAACAACAACGGCGCCGAGCGGCTCAAACCCAAGAGTGATATGAGCGTCAACGCAAGAGTCGAACCATTCCTCTTTAATTAGCCCGTTCTCTACGTCGTCCAAAAATCCACCCTCCCAAATATGTCTGAACCTGGCCTGCGGCATTATTCCGCGAGTCACTCGAGCGCGGTCTTTTTTCATCTCTGTGCTCAACGACTGATCAAGCTCAAACCATGGGTTATCCTGGTAGCCCACTTTGATGACCATCGTAAACTCATCTTCATAAAACCCGTCCCGATCAAGTTGAGATTGGTACGGATTAATGAACTCTTTGCTAATTGCATCGCTGACGCTCTCGGGGTTCCACACCCACCACAACTCTGCACCTTCAACGTCACGAAGTGTCGGGCCTAGCGTGTTGATCGCGTGCTGACTTGTGCGAGCTGACTCCTCCATTAGGAAGTATTTGTAACGGAATAGCGACTTGAAATCTGCTATGTTCTGCATGCCCTGGAATGAGAACCCGCCCCCTGACCTGTGCCTGATCTCAGAGTGTGATGGCACCGGGGTGAATCCCTCGAATTGCAGATCAACTATTCGCCCAGCAACACCAGAATAAATTGACTCTTTCAGTGACTTCATTCGCTCCCGCAGGCAGAGAACTTTACAGCCAGAGGCGTTAACCTCCCCTGCCATCG